TTTTAGACATTGAAAAACATTCTACATATCGTTACTGGCATGATGCAGAAGCTTCTGCTCGTATAGCTAACATAGCTCTTCGTAAAACTGCTCGTGAACTAGAGCTAGTAAACAATCTTAAAAAATCTAAATTGTTTGAACAAGTAGGATTTAGTCCAGACAAACCTCTTAAAGATTTACCTAAAGGTTGGGTTGTTCCTAGTAGCTTAGATCGTATACCAGAGTTACGTGGTTGGCACTTTGATCCTAAAACTGCTGCAATTATTTCTGATTTTGCTAAAGTTTGGGACAACACTATGTGGATGAAAGCTACTAATGCTATTGTCAAAAACATGATGTTAAATCCTGTTCCACATATGTTTAATGAGGTAATGCATCTTTGGAATGCTCGTGGTCTTACTGGATGGGTAGACCCCAGACAAGTAGGTACGTTTGCTACTACGGCAAGATTAGCTTGGAAAGACGTTGGTAATCAAACTAAATTTTACCGGGACATAATGCGTGAGGGTGGTTCTATTCTTGGTGCTGATCCTAGAAACAATTACTTTGATGCTTTGCAAAAAGAAGCTTCTAAACAAATATTTGGTACTCCAGAAATGCAAAGGAGTATGGGGCAACTAGCTAAAAAATTAGGTACTTCTGTTGGTGATTTGTACAACGGCATTTCTAATGCTTCTCAAAAAGCTATGTGGTTTACTCGTGATGTAATGTACGTCCAATACATTCGTGAGATTATGTTAAACCATGAGTCTCGTACTGGCACTAAGATGGAACTTAAAGATGCTATAAAACACGCTGAAAGGCATATGCCTAACTATCGTATGCCATCTGAAGTGTTAGGTAGTCGAACTGTTTCTCAAATACTTAAAAATCCTAACGTTTCTTTGTTTGCTAGGTATCACTATGGAATGGTTAAATCTTTAGTAAATACTATTAAAGACGTTGATCCTCGTAACTTAAGAACTCCAGAAGGCCGTGCTAACTTTAGAGAGGGCGTTGATTCTATGTTAGCTATTGGTGTTGCTTCAGCTATGCTATATCCTTTAATGGATTACATAGCTAAAGCTATGTTTGGTGAAAGTGCTGAACAACGTAGGGCTGGCCCATTCCATTTGCTTCATGCTGCTGAACAAGTAGCTGAAGGTAAAAAAGATTTGTCTGCTTTATTGTGGCCTGTTTTTACTTTTAACCCAATGCTACTTATGATGTTAGAGTTGCCTTGGGCGCACAAACTAAGTACAGGAAAACCAATTTACCATCCTCAAGATTCTTTAGGAGATATAGCTGGTGATATTGGAACTTATCTTGCTAAACAAGTTCCACAATCAGCAGCACTTATGTCTGCTACTGCTGATGAAGGTGGAGAAACTCAAATGTTAGCTAGACAACTTGACATTAAAGTTAAGACCCCAGCACAAATAGAACGTGAAAAGAAAGCTGCTAAAAGAGAAATTACAGCTAAGAAAAGTAGGGACACTAAACGTAAAGAAGGAATATATAAACCATGAACATATTAATCATTGATTGTGGTGGTGTTTGTCTTGACTTTGCTTTGAGGTGTATGGACTATGGTCATACCATAAAGGCTTACATTCGTAACAACAAAGATGGCTCTAGGTCTATGGTTGGTAATGGTGGTCTTCTTAATCGTGTAGCCGATTGGGAATCCCACATGAACTGGGCTGACTTAGTATTTTGTACTGACAACACTTATTACATTCACCAACTAGAACGCTACCGGGATAAAGGTTATCCTATTATTGGGCCTAGCATTGACACTAACCGTTGGGAACAAGATCGTGAACATGGTGCAGAAATTTTAAAACGTGCTGGCATTAAGACTATTCCATCTCAGAAGTTTAAGAACTACGATGAAGCTATTACCCATGTGATTAACACTGGCAAACGCTATGTATCTAAGCCTCTAGGTGATGGTGATAAAGCTCTTAGCTATGTGTCTAAGTCTGCTGCTGACATGGTGTTTATGCTTCAGAAATGGAAGAAGACTAACGCTTACAAAGGTGAGTTTATTCTCCAAGAGTTTCATGGTGGCTATGAGATTGCTGTTGGTGGTTGGTTTGGTATAGGTGGGTTCTCTAAACACTTTTGTATTAACCATGAGTTTAAAAAACTTTTAGCTGGTGATCTAGGTGTGTCTACAGGTGAAGAAGGAACAATTCTTTACTATACCCAAGAGTCTAAGCTTGCTGATATGGTTCTTAAACCATTAGAAGATTATCTACATGGTCTTGATTACACGGGATACATTGATGTTAACTGCATCATTGATGACAAAGGTACAGTGTGGCCTTTAGAGTTCACTATGCGTCCAGGATGGCCTCTGTTTATGATCCAACAAGCTTTGCATAAAGGTGATCCTGCTCAGTGGATGCTTGACTTACTTGATGGTAAAGACACTTTAAAAGTTAGTGGTGACATTGCTTGTGGTGTAGTTATTTCTATGCCTCCATATCCGTTTGACAAAGGTACTCCTAAGTCTGAGTCTGCTGGCTATCCTATGTTTGATTTGACTATGGCTGATGTTATTAAGAACGTTCATTTAGCCGAAGTTATGTGTGGCAAGGCTCCTGCTATGGTTGATGGCAAGGTTAAGCTCAATGAAGAGCAATTTCTAACGGCTGGTAACTACGTGTGTATTGTTACTGGTACTGGTAAGACTGTTGAAGATGCTCGTACTGATTGTTATGGCACAGTCAAAAAGAAAATTAACATACCTAACTCTATTGGATATAGGATCGACATTGGATGTAGACTAGAAAAACAATTGCCTGAACTTTGTAAGATGGGTTTCACTAACAAAGAATATTGTTAATAGCTATGGCTAAACTTACTACACCTATTCCCCAGGATAAGATTGGGGAAAGCTTTGTCTGGAGAGATTGGTTTCAAAGACTTAGTGATAAAGTCTTTGGAACTATGGCTCAGCAAGATGCTAGTAGTGTTGCTATTACTGGTGGGTCTATTAGTAATATAGATTTAAACGGAAACAACATTAGCAATGCCCACATTACAAACAGCTTTATTGAAAGCACAACAATAGGTTTAAACAACCCAGCAGCAGGTAGTTTTACTAATGTTGTTTTAGGTACTCCTCTAGCTGTTTCTTATGGTGGTACTGGTGTTAAAACTGCTACAGCTAACTATGTGTTTGCTGGCCCTACTTCTGGTAGTGCTGCTGCTCCATCATTCCGTGCTCTTGTTACTAGTGACATCCCAGCTTTAACAAGTGGAACATCTATTCTGTACGGCAATAATAGTGGTGGGTTTAGTAATGTAACTATTGGTTCTGGCATTACGTTTGCAAGTGGTACGTTATCCGCTACTGGTTCAGGTGGTACTGTTACGTCTGTAACTGGTACAGCACCTATTGCTTCTAGTGGAGGAACAACACCTGCTATTAGTATCACCCAGGCTAGTACTTCTATTAATGGTTATTTATCCAGTACTGATTGGAACACATTCAATGGAAAACAACCTGCGGGAACATACGTCACTTCTGTTAGTGGCACAACTCCTGTAGTCTCTAGTGGCGGTACAACTCCAGCTATTTCTATGGCTGCAGCTTCAGCATCTGCTAATGGTTATCTTACTAGTACAGACTGGACAACATTCAACAACAAAGGTTCGGGTACAGTTACATCGGTAGCTGCACTTACTTTGGGAACAACGGGTACAGACTTATCCTCAACTGTTGTTAACGGAACAACGACTCCTGTTATTACACTGAATGTACCTACTGCTTCTGCAACTAACAGAGGTGTTCTTAGTTCTACAGATTGGACTACCTTTAACAATAAGGGATCAGGGACAGTTACTTCTGTAACAGGTACTGCTCCAGTTGTTTCTTCGGGTGGAACTACTCCTGCCATTAGCATGGCTGCTGCTAGTGCTAGTGCAAATGGTTACTTAACTTCAACTGATTGGACTACGTTTAACGGTAAACAAGCTGCGGGTACATACGTAACCTCACTTACTGTTACATCAGCCAATGGTTTTGCTGGTTCATTTACTAGTGGTGCTACTCCTGCATTGACTATCTCTACTAGTATTACAGGTCTTTTAAAAGGTAATGGCACTGCTATTTCTGCTGCTGTTGCTAATACAGACTATGTGCCTTTGTCCACGGTTATAACCAAGACCGCCGATTACACTATTACCGGCACGGATACTTGGATCATCAAT